GGCACGTATAGCAGACGATGCTGTAGCCGATACAGAGACAACTGCACCAGCTCCATCAGTGACAAATCCATCTAGCCCAAAGTTATATGAGCCGTATGTACTTTGTCCAAATCCACCACGATATTCAGCCATTTATTAATCTAACGTAATATCAAGATCGCCTGCTGGTAATCTAAATACGTCACCAGTATCAATTGCTTTGCTTGTTGTTAGAGCCGCGTATGCAATTAAGTTTCCACCAGATGATGCATCAAATACGCCAATGTGTGTAACTGTTCCATAGCCTGCTGTAGCTGTAGGATATTCAACAGATGCAGAATTTGATGCAGTGTTACCAGATACAGTAAATGCAACTGGCTTGCGTGTGTACCCACCACCAGTTACTTCAGTACCACCGCCAGTATCACTTGGTGCGGCTGTATATAATGCAATGTGCCACGCAGTAGGGCGTGTCACTGATGATGTAGTAAACACGTAGTTTAATACTCTTGTTTCGAAATCGTTTGAAAAACTCATTTTAATATGCCCTTATTTTTAAACGACGACCAGAGCCGCCATATTTAGTTTGATCGCTGACTGCATTAATTGCGTCAACAGCGCTTTGATACAAAGCCGCCCAAGTCGTAATTCGAGCGTCTTCTTTTAAATATGGGGCTGAGTGTACCAAAGCTCCATACAAATAAGCATCTGGATATTCGCCCAGAAGCCAATTGGTTGTATTACTGTCAGATAATGCTGGAATTTTCTGATAATAATATAATTCTGCATTGTATACGCCATCTGGCGCTGGGTGTACTTGTAGTTCGCCAGCAGTCATTGCGTAGTATCTTGGGTTGCCAGACACGTTGCCAGCTCTTTGTTGCCTGTCTAATAATTCTGCCTGCGATATTAATTCTAATGGGTTTGTCTCGCCACTCGTAATATGAAAGCGGATAGGCTCTAACATATCTGCTGGGATCGCGCTGTATTTCGTATCAATCTCAGCAGTGGATCTGGCTTCCATTTTCCAATGGCGTAATCTGCGATTTAGATCAGTCTCCGCCAAAGTTATAAATGTGCTAGACACAGAAGTAAGATCATCACGATTTAAAAAATCTGCGAGTGTCGTCTTTAATTCTGAGTATGTTGTTATTGGCATTGGTTAGCCCCTAGTTTTATTTCTATATATCATATTTATTAACGAGATAGTAGCCCATACCCACCAGATAAAATTTTGTTAGCATATTCTAATGCTTCTCTTCTGCCTTTTGTTCTTTCTATCTCTAAAAATGTATCGCCAACCTCTGAAATTTCATCATCAATTTTTTGTATTGCTCTTTTAGGGCTACTTTCTAAAACTTTATAAAATGGTGGAGTCATTAAAAGACCGCCGCCTGTACCTTTTTTACGTAGTTCTGCACCTAAATCTCTGTAAATTAATGCGGCTGGTATTCCACGAGATCCTTGCAAAAATGTTTGAGCATTTCCTATTTTATCATATCCAGTGTCATACGTTGTAGAATTTTGAATATTTGTAGGGAATACACCTTTTTCTAAATCTGGCGTAAATCCTCGATACCCAACTGATCCCCAATCCATGCCTATTTGGTTTGCATCTGCAACTGCAAGTCGGGCATCAAAAACTGTTGGAGCGCCCATATCAAACAACCCAGCCCTATCCATACCTTTTAAAAAATATCCTCTTTGAGAACCTGATGGTAACATATTTAGTAAATTAAATATTGCCATTGGGTCTTCAACATCAACATCTAAATCTTTAAATGGCTTGGATTGGATTGTTTTTTTAACATTTTCTCCTTTGGCGTTTTTTAATATATTACCATTGGCATCTTTAACTGTAACACTTTTAGGAACACTTATATTTTTTATATGATTATTTATTTTAACAGCGTTTTCGCCAGTTATTGCGCTATTGCTATTTTGTAGTTGATTCCACGCCTCACCAAACATATCTCCCTGATGTTGAGCAAAATCTCCAGATTGATCTCCCATCATTGCAGACATAAAGTATGGTTTGTCGTGCTTCATAGCTTCATTAATTTTACTGTTTGTGGCTGTTTTAGCTCCAGCATAACCCTGACCATCAACATCTGCATATCTAAATCCTGCCATAGATTTAACGGGATTTAATAGGCGTTTACCATTTTGGTGAGTAACAGTTTTTCTGTCAGTTTGATCACCAACAATAGACATTACGTTTCTGCCATATAAATCTGAAATACTTCCAATTTCTGGCTCTACAGTTTCTGTTGACAATAACCCTGCACTTGTGTGGTTTCTCAATGCTGTTGGTTGCTGTTTTTCAATACTTGTATACTTTGCTCCAACTGGCAATGCTTGATCTGGGTTTAAAAAACCAAACGCAGTTGGTGTTTTTTCCAATTCGTCTGCAAGTTTTTCTCCAGACATTTCATATGGTTTACCAACATCTGGCGCTGGTTTTTTGAATTTAAAATTACTAAAGTTAGATCCCATCACACTTGGATCAACTTCAATACGATCTGCCATATCAAGTAAGCCTTTGCCTACTTTCTTAATGGCAGGAGAGGCCGCATCACCAATAAGTGGGATCAAACCTAGTAAAGACGCGCCACCCAAAACTGCAACATATCCAAGATTAGGATCTGGTTTTTGTAGTTCGTCATATATTTCCTTAGCCGCCATAGCGTCGCCAATGATAGGCGTGGCCTCAGCTATAAATTTTGCGGCGTCCATTGGGGTAAAGCTCATTGGCTCTACTGCAAGTCGCTGGCCTTCATTCGCGTAGCCTGCGTAACTTTGTTGGTCAAGCAGTCCCATTAAAAATTCCATCTAGCATTTGTTGCAATCTAGGTGATATTTCCTCGCTGGGTGTTGTTGGCTCATTTGTTGCGGCGTACAATGCCATTAGCTCAGATAAGCCATCTGGCTTAGACATAATCATATTATAATTTTCTGGATTGTTATTCATCTTGTACTCTAACATCTCCACAAATCCCTGCTTATTTGCAAGATTTGATGACATAATCGCCTGCATAACATCAACTGGCAATATCAGGCTACGCACTATTTCGCCATCTGTACCATCTGCGCGTCTAGCTGTTGTGCCTTGTGGCATCTGATTGGGAAACGACGTGATGGGATCATTACCAGCAAAATTGGCTTGTCCTAACGTGCCGTAGCTTGTTTTTTCACCAATACGATCCATTGCGGATGTGCCGTCCATATTAGTCAATAATCCGCCGCGATATTCAAATTCGTCATTAGGCGTCAGGAAATTAGCCACACGCTCCGCAAAGCTATTGCGTCTGGATCGCTTGCCCTCATCAAGTTGATTGAGGAAATTCAGTACGCCTCTATTTACCATAGCCGCCATTTAAGCACATACCTTTAGCCTTACAGTTTGACTTGGTAGGGCATCCCTTGCACGTTTTCATGATAAAACCTCATTGCTGTATATTATGCGACCATATCACAATTCGTCTATTGACGCCAGTATGTTACGCATTCTTTCTGAGAGCTTCCACTCGCCAGCCTTCCACTTCGCGGCGTGTTGTGCATCCTGCAAAGATAATCCGCGTTGCACATATTCCTTTATCCATCTAGCCATCAATAAATTTTTCATCTTAGGTGACAAATTTAAAAATTTTTTTTTCATGCAATTCCCTTTAAATTGCGCTTAATGGATTTATTCCAGTTATTATTATTGCCAGATAATGCAGTCGTCGCGTCCGATGCCATTGTCAGGCATAATGCATCTGCAAGGTCTGGCGATTTTAGGCCACGTTTTCGCATCGCGTCTTTACTTTCGGCTTTCATTTTGCCTGACGATGTAAAGCTGTACCTAATGCTGGTTAACTCAGCCAAGAGCTGGTCATCCTTTGGCAGTTTGCAGGATCTATCTTCGAGCCAGCCCTTTGTCTTAAACCACAGCTCACTTCGTAAATTCATGTAGGTCTTGCCAAGCGCTGGTGCTTCACCAACATTAACTCCACGCACTGGCATACCAAGCTCACGTAATCTATCGACTACACCGCCGCCAACGCCAATACTATCGACCAGTATGTCTGATGGCCTCATGCTGGGCTGTAATCCCTCATATTCCGCCATAACTCGACCCACAGTTTGCATGAGATCCAATCCCTGCCACGCATCAATATCTGTGACGACGTTGCCGTACCTTTTGCACAATGCAGTTTTATCAGTACCAAACCTCGCAACATCCAAGCCCCACACTGGTTTTATATCTGGCGTCATCTCAATATCACGATGCGTCGCGCTTTGGGCTAAATGGAATGGAATAATCGTGTCATCGTCTGCCATAGGAAATTCGCCGAGAACACGTATTCGGAATGCATTGCTTTCCTCGCCATATCGCTCACGCATTTCCTCGACAAACTCATCAGACACAAGTGGACTATCGACG